CGGGAAGCGACAGGGGGCCAAGACAGGCACTGAACAGGCCGTACCGTGGGATTTGTGGCCAACGATCCTCGATGTCGACTGGTGGAATGATCGCCACCATGTCGCATCACCTCCTTACCAGGATGGGGGTGCCACATCACCGGATCATGTGGCGTGGCACCCCACAGAGGATCGTGACTATTCCTGGATCTCGTCGCAGGTGTTGTCCACGGAGGCGCCGATCGCACCCGTCGGGCAAATCGTCACCTCGTACTCGTACGAGCCGGTCAGCTGCGGAATCATCCGGTAGCCGGTCTCCGTGAACAGTTCCATCCGCTGGTTGGCGGCCACCCTGATCACGTCGTAGACGGTGGAGATCCGGATCACGTCCAGTTCGGCGCGAACCCAGGTTCCCTCCGGGTACACGAGGAACTTCAGGTCGGTGGGCAGGGCAAGGAGCCGGGTGGCTTGTCCGAGACCCACACCACCAGCACCGGACCAGGCGTCCTGGTAGTTGCGCACGAACCGGGGGATCACGTTGATCTGGGCGAACTTCGCCATGATCCACGCGTCGGCGACCCACGGATCGGTCATACCTCGGCGGCGTGCCAGATCCGCGCGGATCTGTGCCTGCACCCACACCGGGAACACCATCCGGATCGGGTGATTCCGGGCCAGCATCTTCGAGGCCCGCACATCCTCGGCGGCCATCTCGGCGGCGGGGAGGACCACGGAGAACACCGAACCGTCGGCGACCCACGGGTTCGTGCCGGTGAGCACCACCGGCACGGAGCCGGCGACGATCGCAGCAATGTTCAGGGCATTCTCGTAGTACTGAAGGCCCAGCAGCGCCCCGGAAATGAATTCGCGGGTGTATTCGGGGAACGCCCGCATCGCCAGCAGGTTTGTGATCACCCCGAGGCCGGCGACGTGCAACCGCAGCTCTGTGGGATCCGGGCACCCCACCTCCACGAACGTCTTCGGGGTTCCCCCCTCGACCTGGGATTCGGTGAGGTTGAAGAAGTTCGTGCCAGTGAATCCGCCGTACACGGTGCCGAACAGCAGTTCCGGATACCAGTTCAGGCCACCCCGGGGTGCCATCACCGTCGGGTTGTCCAGGATCGCGTCTCGGGCGTAGGTGGACCGGATCGTGTAGTCGGTGGGCGACACCGAACACCAGCCGGACGAGGCGGTCAGGGACCGCATCTCCGCCGCCGGGTCCTCGCGCATCGCCGCCAGGTGCCGGAACCCTTCTTCGATTGCGGCGTCGGAGACCGCGGACAGGACCGCCCGGTCGGTGCGGTCTCCCCGCAGCTCGTGGCCCTCGGGAATGGGTCGGCGGATCGCGAACGTGGGAACCTGTTGGCTGCTGCCGGCACCCGCGAGACTGTCGATCCGTTCGACGAGCAGGTTCGCGGCGGCGACCAGGTCGAGACGCTCACCCGGTTCGGAGGTGTGGCTCCCGGCCGAGGCGACCAGGTACGGGAGATCCGTTTCCTGTCCGTTTGGGGTGTCCTGTTGCTGGCCGGCGGCGACGTCGACGACGCTCGGTGGGGTGTCGTCCGGGGGGGGCGGGTCCGACATGTTGGTGGTGGTGGCGCCGAAGGTGGCCAGTTGGGTTTGCACGTTGGCGCAGAAGGTGCGCAGTGCGGTCATCTGGTCCAGGTGGGCGCGGGTCAGGTTGGCTCGATCGTTGGCTTCGGCTTCGGCCCGGACCCGGGCGTGTTCGGCGACTGCTTCGGCGTGGAGGGCGCGCAGGCCTTCCTCGTTGTAGTGGCCGAGGTTCCTCGGCATGTCGAATGGCACGGTGTGTCCCTCCTCGGGACGATGTTTGGTGTCAAACAGGTCCCCGGAGGCACACAGCTCTGCCCGGTGTATCTACCATCATGCCATATGGGCACATGGTGTGTCACTGGGGGTGGGTACATGAAACAGCCCGTACCGGGATGGGGTTCGGTACGGGCTGTTTCTGCTGGGTCGGAGTCAGTCCCCTTGCGCTGCGGCTGTTCGTGCGTCGGTGGCGGCCTGGCCCCGCAATACCACCCAGGTGCCTCCACCGTGTGCGATGATCTCACCGCGCGCCTGCTCCTCGGTGTCCACGATCATGGCTGTGCCATCCGGGAACACCACCCTCCGAACAATGTCCTTATTCTTGTGACACGGGCATGCCATCAGGCACCGTCACCTTCGTCAGGCAGGGGCGGCAGGTCGCCGAGGGCATCCAAGGCCTCCGACAGCCCGGACCATTCCTCCAAGCCCATTGCGTCCAGTTCTTCGATCAGCTGGTCCCGTTCGGCCCGCTGACCAAGTAACGTATCGACGAGTTCCTGTACCTGGTTGGCGGTGAGTCCCACCGGTTCGGCGGCCGGCGGCTGCGTGTCCTGTGGTTCGGTGGCCGGCGGGGTGTCGGACGGCGCCCCATCCACCACCGTGTCGGTGTTCGTCTCATCGTCCACACCCTCGACGATACCAGGGTCAGCTGTTTCGAAGCAGCCTGGTGTGGCGGAGGCGACCAGGGACACCTGTGCCCCTTCGTCGTTGATGGAGAACACGGGGAATCCGGGGCTGTTGACGGCCAGTGCTGCCACCAGTTCCAGGTTACCGTTTTTCTCCCGCCAGTCCCCGGACAGGGGATGCCGACGCAGGAGCGCTCGTTTCTGTTCCCCCGCTTCGGGCACCATTGCTCCGGACAGCCAGATTCCGTGTTTTCCGTCGACGGCGCGGACGATTGCGGCGCAGGATCCGGTGTTGTCGTAGTGGGCGGCGGCGGCTGAGGCGTTGAGATTGGCGCCGACTGGCCCGACGGGGTGGGTGGTGTCGACGGTGATTCGTCCGACTTTGAGGGTGTCGCCTTCGGCGGTGACCACGCTTCCGGTGTGGAACACCTGGTATCCGGTGTGGGAGGTGGGGGGTGCCACGCATTTTCCGGCGAGTTTGCTGAGGGTGATGTGGCAGGAGTCCTTGAGGACGAGGTGCCCTGACATCCGTCCCTCGGGGGTGATGGTGACCATGGTGGGGTGGTCGGGTTCTGGGGTGTGGAACCAGGACCGGGGGGGTGCGACCGGTGCACCACCGGATGGGTTGGCTGACGCGGTGCGGCTGGTGGTGTTTTCTGGGAGCTTGCCGCGCCGAATCCATGGTGCCTCAAGGCCGGGGTCACCGTAGTGCTGCGACATCCGGTGATAGATTTCGGCGATCGTTTTCATGAGACGGTGACGCTCATCGTTGGAAACGTTCTTGACGCCGCCGTGGGCGCCGTTCAAGATCGCCGCCGCCGAATAGATCGCATGAAACACCACATGCGGTTTCCCATCGAGAATGTCCCCAATAGGAAACACATACCGGTCCAAGGAACCCTCAGCGAACTGGGGACGGACAATCAGGAACATGGACCGACGTTTCGCCTCGTTTTTGCCAGCCCACTGCATGATCCTGGCAACCGCATCATCCCGATCGAACTTCAGCTCCCTCGGAGCGATCGGCATGGACCGCCACGACGTGGTCCCCGTCAACGCGAACGTCGTCAGCACCCCAGGATCCTCCGAGGGAACCACCACGGCCTCACCATCGAAACCCCCGGCGCGGAGGAGGGAAAACGCCTCGTCAACATCCCCACCATCCGGGCCGAGTCGCACAAACGTGCCATCAAACGCCGCGACGGCCACCATCGTGGCCCCACTGGTCTTCGCCGAAAAATATCGGATCACCTGCTCACCATGCTCGTCGGTCTCCGGCGCCGCAACCATGCCAGCACGAACCAGGTCAAGACTCGGACGACCGAGACCAGCGTCCACAATCGCGATGGCCCGGTTCACCTCCGGCACCGCCACTGGGTCCAACCACTGGCCAGCCGCATACACCCCGGTTTCGGTGGACGCAAACGAGGTGATCGGCCCCACCATCACCGAATCCTGGTGATCGGGTTTGTTATGGATCTGAAGTGACAGTGCCATGGGCAACTGTCGGCCCACCACACTCATCGGCTCCATGATCCTGTGGTCGTCGGTGGTCACCCCGTAGGGAACAAACTTGGCGATCCAGCCGCGACGCCACGCATCCGGGCTAATGACGCTTCTCATGGCGCCCCTACCTTCCCTGACTGTTGACAATGTCGATCCTGCACCGGCATCCGATGACCTCCTCGGGTTGTCCCGTGGGGTCCCCCGGATACATCAGCCACCCGTCACCGACCTCGAACGGCTGATTAACGGGCACCACCTGCCCATCGGCGGCCCTGTGACTCATCCGCACCCGATCGTCCTGGCGACTACGCCACCGTTTGAACGCCCCAGGCCGGACAGCGGCTGCATCAACGACCTGCTCGGAGATCACCCTGGTCGTCTCAGTGATCACCATCCGTTTGGCCCTGGCCGACCAACCACGCCGCCACACCCCCACAGCATCCTGCCCAGCAGCAGTCCGCTGATTCTCCGGGCCACCATCGGCCCCACCAAACGCATCAGCGACCGCACCAACCAGTACCCCCAACTCGGCAACCAGAATATCCCGAGCCAACGACCCGAACCCGTGTCGAGCCACCAAACGATCCACCCGCCGAGTCCAGTCCGGCTGCAGCAGCCACAACCCATCCGCACCTGGTCGTATCCGACGTGCCCACGCATCCGTGATGCGCTGCTGTGCCCGATCATGTAACCAACCGAGCTGTTCAACCAGATCGGTGAGGGCACCGATCTCCTCAGGGAGCATGATGCCCACCTTCGGTGGCGAGGAACGCCGACAGTGCCCGGGGATCATGGGCGACCCCATGTCGGAGCAGGGTTTCGCAATACAGGTGCACCAGGTTGGCGAATCCCCGCGGATCGGGGATGCTGTTTCTGGTGGCGAGGGCGAGGGTGTGTTCCGGGCCCCCGGCGGTCAGCGACGCGAGCCGGTCCGGGTCCACCCAGATCCTGGTGTGGAGTTCGGATCGGGCAACATCCCGGTGGGCACCCCGGTTCGCATGGGTCAGGAGCCGGCCACCAGCCAGTTCCATGGTGCGTTGCACGCAGGCATCAGCAAGAACAGTGGCCTCCGAACCCCACCTACGGGGGATGCTGGAGGCGGTCACCGCGCCGGGCTGCTGCCCGCCGGGGGTGCCCTGGGTGTTGGGGATCGCACCAACCCCCGATTCGACGGCGGTGACCTCCGGGGGTGGTGGTGTTGGGGCCGCCTCAGGAGTCATCTGTTCGGGAACAGGATCCACGAACCCATCCAGGCCCATGGGTTTGAGCATCCGCTGCTGGTCGATGAGTTGCGGGGACCGGAGTCCGAGTTCCCTGGTGTAGCGTTGGACGTCTTCTTCCTGGCTTGGTGCGTCACCGGGCAGATATGCTCCGGCGTTCCGAACTGCCTGCGCGGAAACGATGCCCCGTTCATACAGGCTAAGGGTTTCCTGAAGCCGCTGTGGGCGAATGGTCAGGTTCGAGGTGTCGTAGGTGAGTTGGAACTTGGTGGGGTCCAAGCCGGCTTTTTCGAGGGCTGGTTCCACCCACGAGCTGTTGAGGGCTTCGCAGACGATCCGGAGAATCGGTTCGACGTGGACTCGTACCGAGGATTCGTCGATGTACCAAACAGTCCAGTGGTTGGTTTCCCCGGATCCAAGCAGTTGTTCGGGGGCGATGTCCAGGCCGAGTGCGAGACGTTTGACGGCTTCGGTGCGGAGTTCCCCGGCGATACGGGACAGTTCGGATTGGAAGGTGACCAGCTGGATTTTGCCGAGAGCGTCTGGGGGAACGTCGATGATCAACGGGACCGCGGCTGCACTGGTTCCGGTCCCGTCGTTGGAGGCAGCCGCCAACTCCATGAGCTGTTTCATGATGGAGGTGCCGATGGTGTTTTCGGTACCACCGGTCATGGTGCCGT